CATGGAATCAGTTTAGAGAAAAGTGCTCTAGAGATATTGGATATTTTATAGATGCTGTAGAACATGATATTAGATTTGGAGGAAACTTTAAGAGCATTTCAGCAGCTGAATCTTATTATAATAATAATAATGCAGTAGATCATATTACAGATCAAATCACAGAATCTTTAGATGCTTTTAAATATGCAGCAAAACTATGTGCAGCAGCAATAAGAAACTGGGATTATACTGTTACAAACGCAGTAATTGCTCCAAACAATGAAACTGATATTATCCAAGTTGATTCTACATTTGGTATTGTTGTTGGAATGAACATTAGTAGTGGTTCTCAATATGTTGAAGGAACTACGGTAACTGAAATTGTTAGTGATACTCAGGTAAGAGTTTCAAATAATTCTCTCAATGCTTATATTGCAAATTCATTAGATGTCCAAGCAGGACAAACTGTAATTATTTTACTAAATGAGGTTTATGCAGGTGTACAAGTACAAGATACAGGAATCATAGAAGTTGGAGATGTTAATGTAGCGCAAGTTGGAGCTGCTACTTTAACATCAGTAACATCTTTCTTTACTATTCCACAAGTAACATTTTCTTTAAGTAAAATAAACAATGGAACATTTTATGATGCATCCAATTTAATTGAGAAAAATAAATTATACATTCAAGAAGAAACTCTTGGATATATTAAAGCACAATATCCAACACTAGTCATACCAGACGAAACAAAGTGCAAGAGAGATACTGGTTACCTAGTAGATGCTATTGTGTATTCTTTAAGATATGGTGGAACTGAAAAGATAATTGAGTTTGCAAAGGCTTATTATGATGGAAACACTTTAAAATTTATTAATAGCGAACTTACAGAATCTGTTGAAGCATTTGAATATGCAGTATCATTAATGGTTTTGGCAATGAGAACTTTATTGCCAATTGGAACTTATACCTCAGAAATACCTTTTACAGGTCAAAATATTTTATCAGATCCAGAACCATTCTTAGCATCATGTATTGAAGTAGAATCTTCATTAGATTCTTATTCAAATATTGTAAGAACTTTACTTCTTAATGGCATCGGTATAATTCAACCAGAACCAGAAAATAGTCAGAGATCTGGAAACTGGACAAACAGAAAGACATATTCTAATTACGACATTATTGCAGATTCTAAATTGTTATCATATCCAGATTATGATGATTCTGTTGGATCAAAAGAATGTGATGACGTAGTAGATTCTATCTCGTCTCTTTATGGCGGATTAGAATCTGTATTATTAAATGGTATAGATTCTGTAATTAAAACAAATGCAGATTATATTGATGGCGAAACAAAAGATTTTGAATTATATTACGAAGACTCTTCTATAGTTAAAACAGATGAAAATGAAGATCTTCTTGTATTCTTAAATGGCGTTTTGCAATTACCAAAATCTTATAATATTATAAGATCTAGTGATGAAAATGAACCAGATATTATATCATTCACAGAAGCACCGAAGTGGGAACAAAATTTAAATTCTATAACTACACAAGAACCAATAGCTATTGACAAAACTTTTATTACTAGAGTTGGTAGTTATGAATCTTTAACAATAGATAACGAAAGAGTATCTATCAAAAAAACAGGACCATTTTTAATCTTTGATAGTAAAACAAATATTCCAAGAAAAATTGATGATACTAGATATGCTTATGTTTTTATAGATGGTGTTTTACAAAATGCATCAAAATCTTATATAATCAGTGGCGCTACCATTACATTTAAAAAACCACTTCCATATCATATACTTGATGATGGAACTCAAATTTCACCAAGAGTTGATATCTTACTATTCTATGGTAGGGATATTGAGAAAAAATTAACTTTCTATGATTTTGAACCAGAAACTTATTATAACAAAGTTAATTTTAGTATTACAGATTCTAGTATAGGTGCAACAGAGTACAATAAAATTGTACAATATTTCCAATTATTTGCTCCATCAAATTATAATTTTTCTAAAGTTGTAAACGGTATTGCATTACTTGAATTAAATACAACTACTGGAGAATTAAATATAATTGGAAATATCAAAAAAGTATTTTTTGATCAAAACTTAAACAGAGTAGATTTTGTTCTTGCTAGCAATAATATTATGGTTGGCAATGAGTTTGGTATATTGGATCCAAATGGAACTCATATTTTATCATATGATGGTTCATTAAGCAATCCTAATAATGTAAGTTACCAATTAAGTAATGAAGTAACTGCAGATTTTACTTATGATTTAGATGCAGAGACAGGATTAAGGAGACTTCCAAGAACTGCCTCTCCATTTGCATATGATACTGCACATGCAAAGAAAGAGTGGGATTTAAGACCATCAATGATTCCAAACTTAAAAGAAGGTGATAAGATTAAAATTGATGGAGAATCTGACTTTAGAGAAATAACTTCAATACCTGATACTGTATTCTCAAAAGATTTTAGACCTGGAGCTATTGTACATAATGAAATATATGCAAAAGTATCAGCAACTAATTATAACGGATTTACGAAAGGAATTGGTTTAGGTATAGTTGCTGAACTATCAAATGGATCAGTTTCTAATTTAGTCTGGAATAAAAGAGATTACAATTTATATACTGAATTTGGAATAGTTGATAAATCAACTGCTTATGGATACATGTATCCACCAGAAATTGAATTTATTCCTGTTGATAATAATGGTGGCGGAGCTAAAGCAGAAGCCATAGTATTAAATGGTATGGTAGTTGACATTGTATTAACAAATCCTGGATCTGGATATACACAACCACCAAGAGTAGTAGTTTCTCGTGGATATTTTAGAGACAAAGATCATAGAAAGATTGATTATTATATTACTTTCTTCAAAGTTGCTGCAGAAACAAATGTAAAATCAAGTAATTTTGTTGTATCAACAATTACAGCAATAGTTGGTGGGTATCAACCAGATGGTGTTGTATTATATGCTTCTGTTTCTTCACCTGCAGAACTTAATAATGAATTTGTAGGTGTCAATCAAATAACTATTGAAAATGAACTAGATGTTTCTGTTTCTCATGAAATTGTAAGTAAAATTGATGCTTCTGCAAAAGAAATATCAATGTCTTCAACTACTTTCAGCACTGCTGTTAATGTTGTTGAAGTTGATGCAAAACTTGTTGATGTTTCTATTGATAGAACAATTATAAACTTTACAAAATTACTTGGATCTGTTGATAAAGCATTTAATGAATATCCAGATTTTTATAATCAAGATATCTTAGGAAATAGTTTACGAACGTTTGAAGGATTTAAATTTGTTGAAACAGGATACTCAGATGTGTCTTTACTAACAATTGAGGATTATTCAAATCTATATCCAGATTTGACGATTGGAGATTTTGATGAACCTGGAACTGTTCGTGTAAATACTACACTTGATCTCAGATTTACTTCTGCATATCCATCAATACAAAATTTTGCATCGTATCTAGATATTGCAGTAAATGCAACTGATAATACAATATACATTCCAGATACAAGTAGATTTGCATCATCAGGAAAACTTTTGCTTGGCGATGAAATAATTGAATATACATCTAAATTAATAGATCGTTTTATTGGAGTTACTAGAGGTGTAGATGGAACTACAGCAAAACCACACGATGCTGGAGATTTAATCAGAACCTTTTAATGCTTAATTGTATAAATATATCAGAAATTGTAGAAGAGATTTTTTAAATGCCTGCCATCATCTCAGAAAAGTTTAGAATTTTTAATGCGAAGCAGTTTATAGAGTCTTTTACTGAAGGCAGTGGAGAGTCTGATACCGCTAGAACCAGAATGTATTTCTTTGTAGGTCGTCCTCAAAGATGGGATGCATATCTAGAAATTTACAGTCAAAATGCTACAGCATTTAATGTTGGAGACGAAGTTTTCGTTGGTGCTAACTACGGATCTTCAACTTTCAGAGCAAAAGTAAGACAAGTTTTTGCAGAAAGTCTTCTTCTCTATGATGTAAATGGTGCGGCAGGAATCTCTAGCACACCAAGTGTTGGTTCAACTTTACTTGGTTACTCGGGTGGAGTTAACACTGGTGCGCAAGCTGTAACAGGAGTTTACAGATATGCTACAGATGAAATTCCACCTCAACCACTAGATAACCAGACAGAAAAGTATGCTGTCTATGACGACCTAATTTCTGCGAAAAGAATTTCATCTGATTATGTTAGAACTGTAGTAACTAGATATAATTGGATTGCAGGCACAATCTATGACATGTGGAAACCAGACTACTCAGGTGTTTCTACTGGAAGAACTGGCAAGACAGCGGCAAATGGAGCTCCATCAATTTCTTCAGCGAAATATTATGTAATGAATAGTTCTTATCAAGTTTGGTCTTGTGTTCAAAATTCAAATGGATCACAATCAACTGAAGAACCTTCTATTACTCCATCTGTAGGAACTTATGATTCTGGAACAGGATTGTTCAGAGAATCTACTGGTACATATGTGTGGAAATATATGTATACTATTCCAACAGATGACGTTATGAGATTCCTCACAACTGATTTTATGCCAATTGTATTGCCAACAGAAGCAACTAGAGCAAACGTTTTGGCAACACAAGTTGTTGACGGAGCAATTGATGCATATGTAATTGAAGATGAAGGAACTGGATTGACCAACGGAACTTATTATGCTCCAGTTGTTGGTGATGGATCTGGTGCTATTGCAGTAGTTACTGTTAGTGGTAATGTTATTACATCTGTAGAAACATATTCAACTAATAGAGGTTCTGGTTATACATACGGATCTATTACATTTGCTACTGGTACAGGATCTGGTGCAACTGCTAATGGACTATTTGGCAACCCTACTTTGACTACACCAGCAAATCCAGGTGGTCAAGCAAATATTGAAGTTGTAATTCCACCTCAGGGAGGATATGGTGCTGATATGGAGTTAGAATTGAATGGAAAGAGAGTTCTAACAAACATTCGTTTGGCATCAAATGAAGGAAGTGGAGATTTCCCTGTTGATAATGATTTCCGCAGAATTGGTATTATTCAAGACCCAACTTCAAATGGATCTCTTGCAATTGCAGACACCTTGAATGGATTGACTGCATTGAAGATTACAGGAGCTGGTGCTGATTATATTGTAGATGAAGTTGTAACTCAAGATTTGGGTGGCGGACTAACTGCAAAAGGAACCGTTGTTTCTTGGGAACCAGATACTGTAGGTTCTTTCAATGGTGTGTTAAAAATATTCCAATCCACAGAATATCACAAAGATAATGGTGTTGTAAGAGCATTTAATTCTTCACTTTCTGCGACTGTTGATGGAACTGATTCTGTTACTGCAGGAACTATTGATAACACTTACAATGCTACATCTGGTCCAAGTTTGTTTGGAACATTTACTAATGGCATTTCACTTCCTGAAATTGACAATAATAGTGGAGATGTCATATACATAGAGAATAGAAGACTAATCACGAGAGCTCCTGATCAGATTGAAGATATCAAACTAGTTATAGAGTTCTGATTAAGTCTGTTTATTAATAACAAAAGTAGATAGACTCGTAAAATGCCACAGAAGACTAACCTCAATGTAGATCCCTACTTTGATGATTTTGATCCATCCAAGAACTTTTACAGAGTTCTTTTTAGACCTGGATATTCTATCCAAAGTAGAGAACTTACTACTTTGCAGTCTATTTTGCAAAATCAGATTGAAAGTTATGGTAAGTTCCAGTTCAAACAAGGAGAACTTGTTGTACCTGGAGAAGTTGGTCTAAACAATAATCTGGATTATGTAAAATTATCTTCTGTATCAGAAATTGCTGTTAATGTTGACGGTGAAATTGTTTATCGTAAATATGATATAAAGCAACTAGTAGGTGAAAAATTACAAGGCATTACTTCTGGAGTTATAGCTACTGTTATAGAGGCAGATTACGCTACAGAATCAGAAGCAGATACACTTTACGTAAAGTATACCACAAGTGGCGATGCTGCCACTGAGAAGACCTTCAGGCAGGGTGAAACACTTGAAGTAGTAAATGGTATCAATACTCCTTTATTGATCGTTGGAACCGATGGTAGCGTCCTCCCAACTAGCATATCTATTGTAGATCCAGATACTGGAGAAGTATCTAACGAATTAAGTCCTGCAATGGGACATTCTTCAGCTGTAAAAGTTGAAGAAGGTATTTATTTTGTTAATGGGTTCTTTGTTCGTAATGACGAAGAAATACTTATTATAAACAAGTATTATAACAAACCTTCAGCAAAAGTAGGATTTAAAATTTCAGAATCTTTGATTTTTGCTGAGGAAGATAGTTCTTTATATGATAATTCACGAGGATATTCAAACTTTGCATCTCCTGGAGCAAGTAGATTAAAAATATCTCTTTCTCTAGAAAAGTATGATTACTCTCAAATTACAGATAAAAACTTTATTCAGATATTAAAAGTAAAATCTGGTATTATTGAAAAGCAGATCAAGAAAGCAGATTATACATTAATTGAAGATACTTTAGCAAAAAGAACGTATGACGAATCTGGTGATTATGTAGTAGATAATTTTTCTGTAAATGTCAGAGAATTTTATCAAAATGATACTAATAACGGAGTTTATGATTTAAACACTGATAATACTGTTAACGGTATCTCTCTGGACGAAGCAAAGAAAAAGATGATTGCTTCTATTGGTCCAGGAAAAGCATACGTAAAAGGTTATGAAATTGTTAATAAAGACACAAAGTTTTTAGAAATTGATAAAGCAAGAGATAGTCTTGATAGAGATAATGTTACATTAAAGGGAAGAGGAGTATCTGATTTTAAAATTACAAATACATATGGATCTATTCCTTTAAATGCAGATGGATCTGAATTGACTTCATATCCAGATGCATACTTATACTCTACATTTAATGACGGTAGTATTGGTCTCAATGGATCTTCAAATGATTACAAAACTACTGTTTCTAGAAGAGGAGAGCAATATTCTTATATTTCAGACACCACAACATTTTCAAATGAAGACATTGGTATTAAAACAATTTACTTGGAGTTAAGTTTAGATTCTCCAATTAACTTTGGTGATGTAGCTTCATCTAGTGATTTTAGAACTTTAATTGGAGATCTTTGGTTTAAAAGATCAGAAACTGAAGTTTCTTTGGTAAAATCTATTGCATATTCTCTTGTAAAAAGACCAGAAATTGATGGATCTGGTCAAACAGATTACATGGAGTTAACAGTTTATGGAAATAAAAATGATTTAAATATATTCTTTAAAGAATATAATGAAAACGTATCAGTAAACCAAACTGTTCTTTATAGATCAAAAGAAGATGCAGAATCAAGTTCTAATGGATTTGCTACAATTAGAGACTATAATGAAATAATTACTCCTTTGGTTGGAATTTCAAAACCAAAGAATTTTTATTTTAAAGATCTTCCTACAGGATTTAATTCTAACGTTGATAAAATTATTTCCAAAGGTGTCAATGGATATGATGGTACTTTTTCTTATAGTTACTTCAATCCAATATTCTTTACAAAGATAACATTAGATGATGTAGTTGCTTCAAATACATTCCTTCCTGGAAAATATATTACAGGATCAAAGAGTGGTGCTTATGGAGTTATTGAAGGAACTTCTGGTGGAGCATTTTCTTTTGCAAATCAGTTATTTGTAAAAACTTTATCTGGTAATTTTCTTCCTGGTGAAACAATTTCCGATGAAGATAATAATGTAAGAAGAATCGCGATTGAGAATACAATCTCCCATTTTATTGTTACTAGAAAACAATCTGGATATCCTGCAGGAAACACTACAATTTCTTTGAATGGTATTGAATATGACAATTCTAAAATATCATTAGGAATTTCTGGAGATCAAACTTTATATAAGGTTGCAATTGCAGACAGAAATGCAACATTGCAAACTTATGCAACTCCACCTACAGTAAAAGCTTTAGTTAATGGGTCTACAGCATCTCTAGATCCAGAAGCAACAATTATTGCTGTATTGTTTAAAAACACAGTAATTAACTATTCTCCAAATAATGTAAAATCTTTATACTCTGTATTTGGATCTGGCAATACAAATAAGTTTAGCGCTGACATTGATTTAAATAGAGAAAAATATTCTAATGTTTCACAAGTAACCTCATTTACTTTTTCTGGAACAAAAGGTTATAAGTATCTAGAATCAAATGGATTTGGTGATGACGCATCAAAATATTTACAGCAAGGAGATTTAATTCAATTTACAGATTCTACTGGAAATGTAAATAAGTCTATTGTACAATATACAACTAGTCCAGAAGGAACTATAAAAACAAGAATTTATTTAGATTCTGCTTTACAAGAAAATGTATTAAATTCATCTGTTGTTTCTGTAAGACCAAAACAATCAAATACAACAAAATCAACTTTACTATTCCCGACAGGAAGTAAGCAGACAAAATCTTTAGTAAAAGATGTATCTGATTCTAAATTTAAATATTATTTTAGAAGAGATTTTGTCGTTGAAGCTACTTCTTCTGGTGGCAATTTAACTTTTGCTGCTCAATTGCCATTTGGAACACAAAGATTTGTAAAATACGAAAAAGAAAATTATATCATTACTGTCTTAGATAAAGGAAATTCAACTGAAGTAGAAAAAGGCGACATTCTTTATGTTGATGAAAGTTATGTAAATATTTCTACTTCTACAGATTCTACAAGTGGTCTCACTTCTGGAAGTGTTACTATTAATCTTCCTAACAATTTCTTTGGTGAGAATCTTTCAGCACCTTTCCCAACATTAAAACTAACTGCAACATTAGAAGTTTCAAAAGCAAAACCAAGATTAAAAACCTCAATTGCTAATAAGAGAATTGTTATTACATCCAGTGGAGATAGAGTAATTCCACTTAGAGGATATGATTATGACACAGAAGATACCGAATCATATAGTTACTCTGATGCATACAAGTTAAGATATGTTTATGTTGGTGGTGCAAATCCACCTGTAGTTGATCTAAGTGGCAATTTAATTAGTGGCGAAGATGTAACAAATAGATTTACATTTGATAATGGACAAAGAGATACTTTTTATGATATTTCCAGAATTGTATTAAAACCTGGATTTGAACCTCCAAACGGTCAATTAGTTGTTGGGTTTGATTATTTTGAACACTCTCAAGGAGATTTCTGCACAGTAGATTCATACCTACATGAAGCAGGTGTTGGAGAAGAAGAAATTCCAGATTTTAATTCTTCTGTTTATGGCAACCTTTTACTTAAAGATGTTGTTGATTTTAGACCAAAAGTAGATGCGACATCTTTAATAACTGGATTCCAAGACAATTCTATTTTAAGTAAGTCTAATTTTATTAGTTTCAATGGACCTGGTGGTGTATCAAGTAGCACTCCAGCAATTGATTCAAATATTGATTATACAATTTCATTCAGTCAATCGCAATATTTAGATAGAATTGATGGTATTTTCCTGACGAAGAAAGGAGATTTTGTTATTAAAAAAGGAAATTCTTCTTTAAACCCAACAAAACCAGAATCTATAGATGATAGCATTCCTTTGTATTATGTTTATATTCCTGCATTTACTAATTCAAGTGAAGATGTAAAAATTATTGCGGTTGATAATCGTAGATATACGATGCGCGACATTGGTAAATTAGAAAAACGTATTGAACGTCTTGAACATTATACTACATTGAGCATTCTAGAGCAACAAGCTTTAAACATGCAAATTAAAGATGAAGTTGGTATTGACAGATTTAAGGTTGGATTTATTGTTGATAATTTTGAATCTCATAAAGTTGGCAACTTATCTTCTATTGACTACAAGTGTTCTATTGATACACAACAGTCTGTCTTAAGACCAGAAGCAAAAGAAGATTCTTTAAACATTGAAGAGTTATATCAATCAGATGAAGAAAGATCAATTAGTGGATATGTTAATAATGATGGAATTGTTACTTTACCATTCACAAATTTAAATCTTGTTCAAAATCAATTTGCTACAAAGAAAATTAATCCAAATCCATTTGTAGTAATTCAATATGCTGGTGACGGATCTTTAAGTCCACAAGTAGATCAATGGTATGACAATACAACAAAACCATTAATTGTTAATGATAATGTTGGATTGTTCTCTATTTTTTCTGCAAAGCAAACTACTGATTCTGCTACATCAAGTATTTACAATAATTATATTGTTAACTGGGTGGGAACAGATAGAACCTTCTATAATATTGACCCTCTTACATCTTTGAATGCAGAAAAATCTAAAACAAGTATAGATTTGGCTTCAATTTCTAGTAGTTCTAATATAAGTCCTCAAAATTATGAACTTGCTCAAGGTATTAATAGAAATGTTATTGGAAACAAATCTGTATTAAATGCTGTTCAATATTATGCAAGAACACAGGCAGTCAAATTTACTGTTGGTAGAATGAAACCAGAAACTGAAATATTTGTTTTCATGGAAGGAACAAATATTGGAAGATGGGTTAATCCCGACTTTAAGTTTACTGGTATTGCTGGAAACTCTTCTACTGCCTTTGGAAGATCTATTGTTACAGATGAAAATGGAAATGCAAGTGGTGTTATTGTCATTCCAGCAGGATATGCTCCAGTAGAAGGATCTTCTTGGAATAACAGCATAGAATCTATAAATTATGATACTACAGGAAAATCATTAAGATTCCCTACTGGTATAAAAACTATTAGATTTACATCAAGTTCTGAAAACGAAAGTAAAAATACTGTAGAAACTTATGCAGAAGTAAAATATTACGCTACAGGTATTATTCCACAAAGTCCTCCTTCAATTATTTCAACACGACCATCTTACTTTAAATCAAATGAAGGAGTACAATTAATTGATAGTAATACTGATATTGAAGTAAGACCAAATCCACTAGCACAAACTTTCAAAATTGAAAATTATGAAGGTGGCGTTTTTGCTACTGGTGTAGATCTATTCTTCAACAAAAAAAGTTCTGATATTCCTATCAGAGTTTATTTGACAAATATAGATTTAGGAAAACCAGCAAAAAATATTATTCCAGGAACTGAGTGTTCTTTGAATCCAGAAACTAAATTAAAAGTATATACAAGTGGTTCTTTGCCTTTGAAAATTGGCGAACTTATCAATGGCGTAAAATCAGGTGCTTCTGGTCCACTTGCAAAGGTATATGATAAAAATAATTCAGAGGTTGTTGCTTCTGCTAGCGGGATTGTGACTTTAAATAATGAACAGGTTTATACATTAGTTCTTTCAAACTATAATGGAATTTACTTCTCTCAGAATGAAAAGTTAACAAGTGATACATTAACTTCCGAAAATAATCTAAAAGGTACTAATTTGACAGTAACCATTGCAAAAGATTCTGGAAAGATTTCCGAAATATCAATTGATTCAGTGGGTAATAATTATGATAATGCTATTTTAAGTATTGAAAGTCCACAATTGCCAGGAGGAACATCTGCTTCAGCTTCATGTAAAGTTTCTGGTGGTAAAGTATATGCAACAGAATTAATAATTCCTGGTAGCGGTTATACAGAAAATCCATCAATTGTTGTGAGAGGAACAGGATCTGGTGCTGCTGGTGCAGTAGTTAAAGCAAAGATTGAAATTGATACTCCTGCAGTTATCATGGGTGTAGCAAATGACGACTTTGATATATTTGCAGTAACTGATTCTACTACACCAACTAGATTTAACTTTAAATATCCAGTATATCTTCAAAATAATGCTAACTATGCTTTGGTGGTAGAAACTGATTCTACTGAGTATGAAATGTGGTCTTCTAAGTTAGGCGATTCTGATATTTCTACTAACATTACTGTTACAACTCAACCTGCATTAGGATCTTTATATAAGTCACAAAATATTGACAATTGGACAGAAGATCTTTTTGAAGATGCAAAGTTTACTCTATACAGAGCAGAATTTGATATCAGCAGAACAGCAGATTTGTTCATTAAAGAAAAATCTTTAGGATTTGAATCTTTAGAAATAGATCCAATTGAAACCTCATCTATATCTGAATCAACTGCCACTTCAACGTTGTTTAAAAATAACAACGCTATTGTAAAAGTTAATCATAAGAATCATGGATTTGAGGATAAAGGAAACTCTTATGTATTCTTTGATAATGCACAAGATGTTGGTGGAGTAACATCTGAAACATTAAATTCAACATTGTTTGAAGTAACAAACGCAGGTGTTGATTCATACAATATTCAAATTCCTTACAGAGCTGGTAGTAGTGTTTTTGGTGGAGGTAATTTAGTTGCTTCTTATAACAGAAAATATGAAAAACTATATGCACAAGTTCAGTATATTCAATCTGAAGGAACATCTATCAATTCATTTGTAAAAACAACTAATATTGTTCCTGTTGATTCATCAACACAAAATTATACTTCATATTCAATGTCAGATTATGAAAAAACGTTTTTAAATGAAGAACATATCTTTACAAATCAAAAAGTAGTTGTTTCTGATATTAATAAAACTTTAAATAATATTAATAATTCTTTAACTTATAAGATTCAACTTTCATCAACTGTTTCTTATTTGTCTCCTGTAATAGATGTCGCATCATCTTCAATTAAAACTTCAACAAATAGAGTTGAAAATGCAAGTGGTAAAGAAGATCGTTTTGGTAAGAGATATCAAAAACTTAAGTTCTATCCAATTTATACTTTTGTTATTACTGGTAATCAATCCAATAGTATTAATTTAAATCAAACTATTGAAGGTGTATCTTCAAAAGCAAAAGGAAGAGTAATTAAGTATGAAAATAATAATGTAACAATTAAATTGACAAGTATTAATACGTTTGAATCAAATGAAGAATTGCAATTCTCTACTAATTCTTTCAATAATCCTGTTAATATTTCTGGCAATGTAACAGAAATTATTCCAGATTTTGTAATTGGTTCAACTGTTACATCTATGAATAGTAGTAATAACACAGTTAAATATGAAAATAAAATATCTGGAAAAGTTGTTTATTGGGATCCTCAATTTGGAGAACTAATTGTAGAGAATAACAAACAACCTATTAATAATGATTTTGAATCTGTGATAACAATTGGAAGTTCTTTTTCTAGAAGTTCTGTTGCTGAAAATCAATTAAATGATATTTTTAGAGTGGGTGACTTTTTATACACAACAGGCGATTCTCAGTTTATTGAAGTTTCTTCAATGAAGTTTGAAAATGGTGTAGATTATATTGATGAAACTGGTTCAAAGAATAGTTCTTCTATTGCAAAATATATCACTAAAGAAGTTTCATTAAATAATAGCGGATCTTCAATTGATGTAAGACTTACTGTTAACTTGAAAGATGTTAATAACGTTAAGGTATTTTATAAAACAAAGAACTCTTCCGAACAAGATAATTTTGAAGATATTAACTGGGTTCCATTTAATATTGATGGCAATCCAGATACCGATGAGATTGCAACAGCAACAAATTCTATTTCTGGAGAATTTGAAGATCAAAAGTCTTATCAAGAACTAAAATACAGTGCATCTGATTTAACAGAGTTTGGTTCTTATGGAATCAAAATTGTTATGAAAACAGATGATCCAGCATATGTTCCAAAGATTCAAGATCTAAGAGCTGTTGCTTCATACTGATGTTAAAAGTCAAAGGTCATGAGGGGTTGTATAGAGACCCCTCTACTGGTGCTATTATTAACCTAGAAAAACCTAGTAAACAAACGATTTCAAAGAAACTAAGTACTGCAATAGATGATATAAATACTTTGAAGAGTGAGATTTCTGAAATAAAAAATCTTTTAAGTCAATTAATAAAAAATGGCAGTAGCAGTTCCAGTATTAAAGACTGACACCTTTGAAATTCAAAGGCAAAAAATTAATGACATGGTGGCGTATCTTAATGGTACGTCACCTGTAAATATCATTTATGTTACAAAACAAGGAGATGATGCTAATGATGGATTGACTGAAGCAACTGCAAAAGCAACGATTGAAGGTGCGTTGGCAGCAGTTGACATAGACAACATTACAATTAAAGTTTATCCTGGTGTTTATGTTGAAAACAATCCATTAGTTCTTCCTGATCAAGTTAGTATTATAGGAACTTCTCTTAGAGAAGTCACTGTAACTCCTGCAAATAGTCCAGGAGATTTATTTTATGTAAGAAACGGTTGCTATATTGCCAACATGTCTTTTGTTGGTAACAGCAATACAGGAGCAATGATATCATTTAATCCAAATGATCCTCCTTATATTGATCAATCTCCATACATTCAAAATTGCACAAATTTTGTTCCAGATAGTATTGGATTGAAAGTGAATGGTGACGATGCCATAGGTCCCCTAAAATCAATGGTTGTTGATTCTTATACTCAATACAACGCAAATGGAATAGGAGCAAGTATTAGTAATGAATCATATGCACAACTTGTTTCTATGTTTACTATATGTACAGATAAAGCTATTGAATGTTTGAATGGTGGAAGTTGCGACTTAACTAATTCTAATTCTTCTTTTGGAAATTATGGTCTCATTGCAGATGGTGTTAGCGATTTAAAATATACTGGTAGTGTTTCTGTTGCAACAGATGCAGATGTAGATACTGTAAGGGTTGATATTTCAACAACTTCTTTCAGTATTAGTAGTGCAACATATGACAATTTGACTGGATTGCTTACAGCAACAACAACTGCCAATCATGGGTTCCAGGTTGGAATGGATGTAAAGGTAGAAAATTTAATTTTTAGTTGCACTTCTGGTGGTTCTACATCAAACCAAGCATTTCCGTCTGGTGCTTATGGATACATTTTTACGGTAGAGTCTACACCTGCAGCAAATCAATTTGTTGTAAATGTAGGAACATCTGATATTGTTCATACTTACCAAAGCGGAGGAACTGCACAAGTAAACAATGTTAGACCATTTGATGGTCAAGTTGTTTATTTTGATACTTTATATTATGAGTTGTTAAGAATTGACATTACAAATGGTGGAAGTGGTTATACATCAGTTCCAAACGTCACGATTGGAACACAATCAGAAGCATGGGGAATTAATGCAGAAGCAATTGCTGAAGTAAAGAATGGAGTAGTTACTGCGATTGATATTGTTTCTACTGGTAGAGGATATTCAGTAACTCCACCATCTATTACAATTGATCCACCAACTAGTGGTGTAACAGCGACTGCAGATGCTGTAATGGTTCCTTCTTATTTTATTGTATCTGAATCAACAGAAATTTCTACTGATGTATATGATATTACTTTTGCCAATGAAATTCCACTAGCACTTTCTGTTTCTGATACTTGTTATTTTTACAAACAATCTAGATTACTTGCTTCTTCTCATGCTTTCCAACAAATTGGTTCTGGAACAAATATTACTACAGCGGTTCCGCAAAATGGAGGAATAACTATTCAAGAAAATGAAACTGTTAGTGTTAATGGTGGCATAGTAGTATATACGAGCACAGATCAATCAGGAAATTTTAGAATTGGTGATGGTGTGGTTATTAATCAGAGTACAGGAACTGTCTCTGGTGAATCCTACACAAAGAGTTTATTCTCTACAGTAACACCCTATATTCTAGCATTAGGAGGCTAATCAAATGGCATTAAAATTAAATAATTATAAAACTATTACTGAAGTCGTTGCAATATCACCAACGGTTGTATATACAGCTCCAACTGGATATACTGGAGTTGTTTTGTTGGGACAAATTGCTAATATTAGTTCTACATCTTATGACGTAACTTTACTACATAGGAGAGGGGGAATAGATACTGAAATTGTAAAAGATTTCCCAATTGCTGGTAATGATACTATCAATTTAATATCTGGAAAATTATTTTTAGAAACAGGTGACCAACTAGTATTATCTGGCAGTGATGCAACAAACTTGAAGTTTATCTCTTCAATTTTGGAAACATTAAATTAATTACGATAAAAGTACCTAATTAAAATGACACCATTTATTTCCTCCAGAGTAAGAAAATTAGACGTTGGTATTTCGGGATATACAGATACCGATAGCGTCTTGAATGTTACTGGAAAAGTATCTGTAGGTACTGCAATAGATTTTGTTCCTTACGATAGTATAAACAACGGGACATTAAGGTTAGAAGGATCTGCTGGTACTTTATTTTCTATCAGTAATAATTTAACAAATGGATCTATTTTTTCTGTTAATGATGCAACTGGTGTTCCTAGTTTAGATGTAAATGCAAACGGAACTATTTTATTAGCACCTTTTGGTCAAACAGAATATATTGGTATTGGTAAAGTAAATCCAACAGAAAAAGTAGATGTTGAAGGTAGTATAAAATTATCTGGTGATATTTTTATTACTGATAATAACGAATATTCTTACAATATACAATTTGTAACTCCGACTAAAGATAGAGAAATAGTAATTCCAGATGCAACTGGTACTGTTGGTTTGGTTGCAGGTTCTACTGGAATGATTCAGTATAATGATGCTGGCAAACTTGCTGCAAGTGGAAATTTTGTTTATGCAAATGATAATGTTGGAATCGGAACACAAAGTCCAACAGAGAGTTTGGATATATCTGGAACCCAAAATAAGTATATACAAATTACTAGCACAAATTCGCAAAGAACAGGATTATTATTCAGTAATACTTCTCCAGGTGTTGGAAAAATTTATTATAATCATGATGATAACACTCTTAGAATTGAAACAAATAGTTTAGAAAGAGTGCGCATCGACGGCTCCGGCAGAGTGGGCATCGGGACGAGTTCTCCAGATGTAACTCTCCATTTAGGAACTACTCCAGCTGGTGCAGGCAGTGCCGGTGTTATCGGATTTGGAGATATTTCTAATTACAGAGTTGCCGAAATTGAAGGATACCGAGAGAACGGATCTTTTGCTGGATCACTTATTTTCAAAACCCAACCATCAGTAAGTTCGGGCAGCTCTGGCGCCGAACGAATGCGCATCACCAGCGCTGGCAACGTGGGTATTGGGACGAGTAGCCCTGGCACTAATTTCCATCTAAACAACAATCCCTCTTGGGTGGCTCCAACAGGAGGAATCCCCAACAACACACAAGTCTGGATTTCTTCTAGCACTTTTACGGGACTTGGTATTCAAGGCTCCTCCGCTGGGGCATCTTATGTTTTGTTTAGTGATGAAAATGATGGTGACGTTGGTTACATAAGCTATCAGCATACTGACGATTCTTTGCGGTTTGGAGTCAATGCCCAAGAACGCCTGCGCATCGACAGCACTGGCAACGTGGGCATCGGAACAACAAACCCACAATATAAGTTAGATATTGTAGGAACACTTAGAGTAAGTGAGACCACAAGAATTGGTGATGTAATTGATATTGTTCCTTATGACAATTTAAATAATGGTACGCTGTCATTTGAAGGATCTGCTGGTCAGTTATTCTCAATCACAAATAATTTAACTTCTGGTTCTATATTTGCTGTAAATGATGTTTCTGGTATTCCAAGTCTTGATATTGATGCAGATGGAACTATAAGTATTTCAGAATTTAGCGGTAATGTATTTTTTGCTGGTCTATCAACAGATACAGTATTTGTTGGAACAAATAATAATACAAACACAAATAATTCTAGATTAGTTGTAAATGGTGGAATTTCAGAAACAGTTAATGGCATACAATATCCAGTAGTATCTCAAGTTAATATAGGAACAGATCCTAATCAAATACCTTTAAATCAATTCTTGGGAAGCATGGCATTTGCTGATTTCCCATTTTTACAAACAACAACTAGTACTGATGGCGCAACTGCATCAATTACAGTTAATGCAGAATCAACAGATCTTTATTCACAGATTGCAGATTATACAACCGATGTTGTTTATGATATTTTAAATTTAACTTCTGGAAGAGAAATAAAATTATATTTAAGAAATACAAATGCTTCTGCAAGAACAATAACAATTAGAGCTTCTGCTACAAATACAGGATTTGCTAATGTAAATCTAGCACCTGGAGCAGGAACTATGGGAGCAGCAAGTACTAGTACAATTTCTCTAGCAGCAACATCTGGTACAACACTAATTTACGTAGCAAATATTGGTGGTAATATTGTTGGAGGAATTCTGGCATGAGCATAAAAAATTTATATCCCACAACATTTCCTGTCTCAAGTATTGATTTTGTGAATGGAGATAAAACTTCTTCTGCTTCACCTACTGGCCCAAGAGACTACCAGATGGTGCTTTGAAATACATAACTCAATAATATAAATACCAAAAGATTGATGTATACTAGTTTTCTAAGATTTAAAGGAGAGTTTTTATGGGCTTGAATATTTTTAATCCGTCAAGCACTAGTGCTCTTCGCGATAATATGTATGGAAATACTAATTCAGGACCATCACTAGATTTACAATTTGCAAAATACAAATCTCTTGAAGATTATGTAACTGGTAAGAATTTAATTACATTTACCAGAGGTTCTGCAGCAACTTATGTTGATTCTAATGGAGTAATCCAAACTGCTGCTACAGATGAACCACGATTTGATCATGACCCCGTGACTGGTGAAAGTCTGGGGTTGTTGGTTGAAGAGAGTAGGACGAATCTGCTAAAGTATAGCTCTGATTTAGTAACAAATTGGGTGCCTGTATTTGCTACGAAAACAGCAACGGCAGCAACAGCGCCAAATGGGGTTTTGGAAGCAATAAAACTAATGCCGGATGCAACCATAGCGTCACATTATGTGTACCAAACGGTATCTACTGGAGGTGCGTACACCTTCAGCACTTACGTCAAGGCAGCGGGGTATAACATAGTTTCCTTATATGCCGGCGGGCAATCTTATGCTCGATTCAATTTGGCCACTGGATCGGTAATTGGAGAAAATGCATTTTCATCATCTAGGATTGAAAATCTGACTAATGGTTGGTTTAGGATTTCGGCATTTATTGACAACATAGGCGCCTCAGCGCAGTATCGCATCTATGCGTGGGACGATGCAGATTTTGGCAATTACTCTGGTGACGGCACCTCCGGCATCTACATCTGGGGCGCCCAACTAGAAGCAGGATCCTTTCCAACCTCCTACATCCCAACTAGCGGATCAACAGTAACCCGTGCTGTTGATGTGGCAAGTATTACGGGGAGTAATTTTAGTAGTTGGTATAACCAGAGTGAAGGGACCATAGTTGCGTCGTTCCCACAGCAAACATACGCAACAGGTGGTGCAAAAAGAATTCTTTCCTTTGCTAACGATGACATAGATTCTATGTCGGCAGGATCTGGAATTATTTTTGGAAGTCACACCGGAGGCGTAACTGAACAACGATGGAGAATAAGGGGAGATGTTGTTAGGGGTTTTAGCATTTCTACTGGAATCAATAATACTGGACTTGCTTATGCTGCAAATGACTCTGCAATGGTCTTTGATGGTGGAACTGTAGAAACTATAGCAGACGTATCACTTTCTGTATCTTTGGATAGGTTAAAGATATTTCCACTTAATGCGAACATCTCCCGCTTCACCTACTTCCCAACCCGCCTCAGTAACGCACTACTTCAAAAACTCACCAAATAAATAACAATAACATAACATTTAGAAGATGGCAACGATATACGGAACAAATAATGATTTTCAAGTTCCATCACTAGACTTAAGGTTTGCTGATCGTAAGAATCTTGTTGATACGATTAGTGGTAGGAACTTAATCACTTTCAGTCGTAATTCAATTGGAACTTATGTAGATGAGAATGGTGTCATCCAAAGTGCTACGGCTAATGAGGCACGATTTGATCATGACCCGGCTACTGGGGAGAGTCTTGGGTTGTTGGTAGAGGAGAGTAGGACGAATGAATTAACTTACAGTGATAAATTATCTCAATCACCATGGGTCCTGTACAATTCTACAGGCACCTTAACTCCTAATTCCACTATTGCTCCAGATGATACTAATAGCGCATATTTGTTTACTCCAGACAGTACGACTGGGGCATATATTATTAGGTATCCGTTTTCTTTTAATACTGGTATCACTTACACTGTTAGTTGTTTCGTGAAAGCTGCTGGTCGTAGATATGTACATTTGGCTGTTGGGGGGCTGGCCCTTGGTACTCCAAATTATACATACCGCAGAGGTGTATTTGACCTAGTAGATGGGGTTGTGTACGATCAACCGACAAGTGACATTTCACACCCCGCTAGCGCCGATATCCAATCATATGGCAATGGGTGGTATAGGTGCAGTTTTACGATTAGAATTGAGCTTGGAGGAAATGCAAATTTTGACATTTATCATGCTGACAGTTTAGATCCAACAACTAACAGTGTAAGTGATGGGAATAGTGTTGACGGCATCTACGTCTGGGGAGCTCAACTAGAACAAGGTTCTTTCCCCACCTCCTACATCCCAACCCCTGCAACCTTCACCAGTCGCGCCTCTAATGCCACGTACTATGACGCCTCTGGTGTTATTCAGACGGCAGGTATTGATGTAGCACGGGATAATGCTTATTTCCCTGATGAGAATGGCGTGATGCAACCGGCGGGGTTGTTGTTGGAGGGAAGTGGGACTAATTTGGTTACTTATAGTGAGAATTTTACCACAAGTGGGTGGTGGGATACTAGCCAAAACAACACAGTAACACCCAATGCCACTGCATCGCCAACAGGAGCAACTGATGCTTCTTTGTTTACTAGCTCAGGCGGAGGCACGGGATCTTCTTTTGTAAGAAGAACTGGATATTCATTGAGTGGAGCAACATATACTTTGAGCGTATTTGCTAAAGCCGCAAACTCTAGTATTATATGGGTTTCAATTTATAACGATGGGTTTAAGTACTTTGATCTAAGCAATGGAACCAAAAGTGGAACTGGAACAGAAATCCAAGAGCTAGTAAATGGGTGGTACAGATGTTCAGTTACAGCAACGTCTGGACCCTCAAACATTGGAATGGGTCTTTGTGATGCTTTCGGGAGTACAAATTGTACACTAGATGGGTCAAAAAGTGTTTATTTCTGGGGTGCCCAAATAGAAGAATCCCCCTACCCCACCTCCTACATCCCCACCGCAGGTTCTACCGTCACCCGTGCTGCTGACGTTAGTAGTAGTTCTACGGTGACAAGGGCGGCGGATGTGGCGAGTATTACTGGGACTAACTTTAGCTCTTGGTATAACCAAAGTGAAGGGACAGCGTTTGCTGAGTATGATGGTCTTAAAGACTACGCTAGAGTGCTTTTTTTAAATACTAATAAAGTATTCATAACTAGTAGATCAACAATAAATCAAGCATACGATGGCGTCACAGATATTGCCAGTGTGATCGACCCTCAGATAACACTGGGCGATACAAGAAAATCAGTAACTGCATATAGCGGGACCACTGTCACTCTTACTGTAAGCGGCCTTATTCCGAATACAGGTAACCTTGACTTTACATCAACAACCAACACTGGGGCATATCTTGGCGGTCAAGGAGGCAGTAGCAACGTCTTAAACGGCCACATCTCCCGCCTCACGTACTTCCCCGAGCGTTTGCCCGACGCAACTCTTCAGGCAATTACAAGTTGATATAAATAATTCATCATATCATTCTACATAAAAGACATGGATACTGAAACATTAAAGAAAAATTTTGAAGAACAACTTTCTCAGGCAGAAAAACAAATTTCAGAACTTGAAGAAAATCTTTTCAAAGCAAAAGAATATAAACTAAAACTGCAAGGTGGTCTAGAAACACTCAGTCTTCTAGAAGGAAATTCAGAACCTAAAGAAGGTTCTCCAGCAGAATAAGTCCCAGATCCCTTCTTCCTAAATAGGTAAGAAGGGATTTTTGTGTGTAATGGCATCTCCAAGTTCAAGAGCTGATCTCATCACTTATTGTAAGAGACAGCTTGGCGAACCTGTACTCCAAGTTAATATTGACGACGAGCAGGTAAATAATGTAATAGACGATACCATACAATTCTTTCAAGAGAATTGTTATAATGGTATGGAGCGTTGTTATCTAAGGCATAACATGACTGCTGAAGATACAACAAGATTTGCTGGAGAAGTTACTACAACTACAGGAACAACTGATTGGGAGGAAGCAACAAATTATATTCCTATCCCAGATCATGTTGTAGGCATTACAAAAGTATTTGGTCTTGTTAGCAATTCAATTCGTTCAAATCTTTTTGGTGTTGAATACCAACTATTTTTAAATGATCTATATGCATTTGGATCTCTTGATATTTTAAATTATTATATGACAAAACAATATCTAGAAACACTAGATATGGTTCTTAATAATGGATCATTTCAGCAATTTAGATATACTATGCGTCGTGATAGATTGTATTTGGATATCAATAAAGATTTTTTAAATGAAGGAAAATATTTGTTGATTGAAGCACATCGTTTGATTGATCCAAATGATGCTACAGAAATGTATAATGATATGTTTGTGAAGAGATATGCTACTTCTCTCATGAAGAAGCAGTGGGGTATGAATTTGATCAAATATAATAATGTTCAATTGCCTGGTGGTATTACTTTAAATGGCAGACAAATTTATGAAGATGCCATCAGAGAAATTGAAAAAATTGAATCTGAAGTTTTAAGTAAGTATGCAATCCCGCCAATGGACATGATCGGATAAAGAAATATGCCTACTAGTCCCTATTTTCCAACATATTATCAAGGAGATTCTGGTGAGCAAGGTTTGTATCAAGACCTTGTTGATGAACAGATCAAATTGTTTGGTTCTGATATCTACTACATGCCAAGAACAATTTTGAAAGACAATACTCTTGATGATATTGTTTATTCAAAATATCAAAGTCAATTCCAAATTGAAATGTTACTAAGTAATGTAGAAGGTTTTGGAGATACTTCAGAATTTATTAGTAAGTTTGGTCTACGTATTACAGACGAAGTTAAGTTTAGAGTCTCTACAAGGAGATGGGATGAAGCATCTGCATCATATAATCTTACAGTAAATGGCAGACCAAATGAAGGTGACTTGCTTTATTTTCCATTAACTCAAGATTTATATGAAATAAAATTTGTAGAGAGAGAAAGTCCTTTTTATCAGTTTGGTAAGATTCAATTCTATACTATGACTGCAGAAATTTATGAGTTAGGTAGTGATGATATTTCAACAGGCGTTGCTGAGATTGACGAAATTGAAACCTTATTTAGCAGCGCTATCGCTCTTACTCTTTCTGTGGGCGGGACTGGAAGTTATGCAGTGGGGGAGACAGTTACAGGGACGACGACGGACATCACTGCAGAGGTTAAGTCTTGGGACGAAACGTCAAGAATCTTACAAGTCATTAATAGAACTGGAACTTTTGCTACAGGAGAAGGATTAACTGGCAACGATAATGGCGCTGTCTGGGTTGTTGGCACATTTGACACTCTAAATAATACTAACAGCGAATACGATCAAAATAGAGAAATTGAAGATTCTGCTGACAATATAATTGATTGGACTGAAGTAAATCCATTTGGTGAGTTTGGAAATTTTACAGGTAGTATCTAATGTTAGGATCACATTTTTATAACGAGATTACTCGCAAAAATATTATTGCTTTTGGAACTCTCTTCAATAATATTACTTTAAAGAAAAAAGATCCACAAACTGGTGATGTTTTAGAAGAAGAAAAAGTTCCTTTGGCTTATGGTCCAAAGCAAAAGTTTCTTACTAGATTAGAACAAAATCCAGATGTTGGTAGAAAAGTTGCAATTACTTTGCCACGTTTATATTTTGAGATGACAGGAATTGATTACGATTCAACCCGTAAAACTTCACCAATTCAAAAATACAAAGCGATCCTTGATGATAATGGTAATGAAGTCAAGGTTCAATATGTTCCTGTTCCTTATAATATGAGTTTTGAACTTGGTATTATTGGAAAGTCACAAGATGATGCTTTACAAATTATAGAGCAGATTCTACCATATTTCCAACCATCTTTTTCTGTCACTCTTAATATGATTCCAGACATGAATGAAAAAAGAGATGTTGCAATTGTATTAAACAATATTAACTATGAAGATGAGTGGGACGATAGTTTTTTACAAAGAAGATATATCGTATATACTTTAAACTTTACTGCTAAAACTTATTTCTACGGACCTTACAGTCAATCTGATGTCATTAGAAAAGCAATTGTCTATGAAACCATTGGAGATCTTAGCGTCAATAGAAGGGCAATTGAAAGAACATATACACCTAAAGCACTTACTGATCTTGATGGTGACGGAGACATTGACGCGCAAGATGACGCAATCTTAACAGCAGTTGATGATTTTGGATTTAATGAAGGGATTAAATACTTATGAAACTAGAAGATAATATGGAAGAGATCCTCAATATTAGTGCTGAACCAGTTGAGGAAAGTAAACCGATCAAACCAAAACCACCAGAGGTGGATAAGGATGACCGTACAAAAGATTATGAATATACCAGAGGTGAGTTATACAGCCTCATAGATCAGGGTCAGGAGGCGGTCAAAGGCGCTTTAGAGGTCGCTCAGGAGTCAGGGCACCCAAGAGCGTATGAAGTCGCTGTAGCGGCAATGAAGCACGTTGCAGACATGACTGAGAAACTCCAAGACCTACATAAGAAGATGAAAGATCTTGATGAAGAGAAGAAAGGTCCAACCAAGGTCACCAACAACGCTATGTTTGTTGGCAGCACTTCTGAACTACAGAAGATGCTAAAAGAAATGAGCGGCGGCAAAAGATAAATAGTAAAAAAACAGATCCA